ACTAGGTGGTGCATCTTCCATTGTGAATTTAGTTAATCCATGCAATGCACCTTTAGAACCCCTGCCGTCAGTCGTTCCTGAAATATCGTAGCTATCACACCCAAATGCACCAACGTGTTCGTTGCCCGGGTATTTGATACCGTTTTTAACTGTATACTTATTTTGTAGACTTAAACCAGGTACCCAAGACACATTAAAGCGCCCTTGAGGGTTTGGCATAAACACTACTTTAGTATCCTTAACTCCGTTTTCCCACTGAAAACTCCCACGTGTTACAGTATTAGTATTACGCAAGTCTGCATTATAATCAACCTGTTCGTAGATTTTTGCTAAGTTAAAAATACTATTCTTGCTTTCATCACGGAAAGCGTGGTCTGTGGTACGTGGAAACTGGCGGTAGTATTCGTTTAAAGCATCCTGGTCTTGTTTAAGGCCGTCAACTTCATTCTCCCAGTAATCTATAACACCAACTTCGATGCTATCACCGTGTGGGTCTATGGCTTCTTCTTCAGGTGTATTAAATACCGGCTGCCCGTACTCATCAATAAATCCTTCATAGTTCCACTCCATTGGTATAAAGAGTGAATATAATCCCGATTTTGTTTGACCATTATTGTTTCGCTTAGTTACGTCTGAATCTAAATACAACTTCTTAAAGTTGTTACCACCTTTGTCTAAAGCATTCGAGGTACTACCCATCAAACACTTACCGATAATACGAGAACCAAGACGCAAACACGTTTTAGTTACACGCCAGTTGTTTAATATGTTATCAGGCTTTTCCCACTTACCGCTTTCATCATGCACGAGTAGCTTAAGCTTTTCACCATCATAAGAGTTGTCCCCTGTATTCTTCCAGTCAATCGTTGTGTCAAGACCTTCGAGTTGTATTCTCTCTTCTTGTGATTGTATTGACTTACGTGTTAGCTTAGAAGCAGGAACCCTATACGCCAGTTCAGTTTTCGGTCTATCCATACCATCTTGTATGGGTTTGAAGAAAAACGGGTAGTTAAGGGAAATTGGTACGACTTTGTCGGTGAACATTTTCTTTGCATCACTACCGGACTTTGATAAGATACCGAATCTTGCGTCACTTGAGATAGTTGCTTGGTTAACGGTTTCACCTGATGCCATAAATGAGAATCCACTCCGTCTGTTCTTAAGGTAGCACATTCCATAACATCTGGTGTCAACCTTACAGGCTTCCCAAAATATAAAGAAGAGTCTATTGGCTTCTCGATAGTCGGGGTTGCCAACGTCGATCTTACTCCACTGCAAGTACATGTAGTGAGTGCCAGTGATATAAGTACGCTTGCCTTTATTATAAAACCAATAACCGTTATCACGGCGGTTGAATTCTTCATCAATATAACCCTCCCACTTGTTCTTAAATTCATCTGGATATGTTTGCCAATCGAATATACTCTTAATATTTTTAAGCTCCTTAGGATACTCCTGAACAGCCCACTTATCTAAGCCTTTCTTTAAGCTTTTGGGCTCTGGGGGTAGAGCTACGACAAGATTTTGTATTTCAATAATCTCACCTATCTGACCTGTCTTGCTTAATACAATAAGGTCGTGTTCTTTATTGTAACCGTACTTCCACTTCTTACTCTTATTATACCGATGTATCGTAGTAAGTTTTACAGGTTGTACGGTTTTAACTAGATTCTGCTCGTACATTACTTAGAGCGTCTTTCAGCAAAACCTTTGAAAGCTTCTTTCTTTTCTTCTGCTGGTTTATTCTCTAGTATACGTTCTTCTTCTTGCAGTCGGTTTAATATTTCAAATGCATCGAATATCGCTAGCTTCTTAGTAGCAGCAGCGTTTTTTAATCGGTCCGCAGATACATCATCCTCTGTATTAGTAATGATTTTCTCTTGCGCGACTTTAATGAGTTCATCAACAGCTTTGTGACCAGCTAGGATTATACTCTTTTTCGTCTCCTTGATACTCATATTCGATTGTGATTTGATTGACGGGTATACGATACAATCGTTCACCCTCTATATTAAATTCGTATTCCATACCAGGTTTAAACCCTATAAGTGCACCTACTTCAAAACCTTCGCTAGCATATTTGATAATGCCTATTGCAGGTTGTTCGTGGTGCATAGCCAATGTGTCTTTTGCTACTATAGGCTTAACGAAACAGTAGCCGTCTAATGCTTGCCACTCCGTGTTTCTTTTGTAAGCGTAAATCTGATCTGGTTGCACAAAGAATGTATCTTCTTTGTAATATGCCTTAGAGTTCTTTTCTTTACCTCTAATGTCGCGAAAACGTCTAAATACGTTATGGTGAACGATTACTTCGTCACCCGGTTGTATCTCTGAGTCAATCGCTAAGGGTGTGTTTACTACAACACCTAGTCTGCTGGTATAATGATGGTTTTGTACTTCTGTATTTAATAGTAACTCTTTACCACCTATATCTTTCTTCGATGTAGACCTACCGTGTTTTGGTGACACGATAAAGTTAAATATGCTTTGCATTACCAATTGAGATCGTATTCTACAGATACTGCCATGTTCTTGTTAAAGTCTTTCCAGGGCATTACATTATCAGCTTTCTGAATATAGATAGAGTACTTGTCTTCCTCTTCTATAATGTTAACTATAGTATGACCACCATACACTTCCTGTCCAACAGAATAGTGCATGGCGTCATTCTTATAGTCCTTACCTACACTAATCTTCCGGATTATCTGCATCTTCTGCTCCTGTAATCTCTCCGTTAGTTAGGTTTACGGTTACATTACCGTACTCGTCTTCTAAGTCCGCTTGTGTTTGTTTGAGCTGCTTAACCAACCCTTCAACCTCTGCGATAAGTTTATGCTTTTGCATTTCAATACCACCAAGGGTTTTCTGCCCTTCGTTAATAGCGTTGACTAGTGACTGCAGCGTTTCAAGCTCTTTGTCTGTTACTTTTTTCATTTGATTTAATTTAATTGTTCTGTATTATTATTACCTGTAATTACGGTAACTCAAGTTCCTCAGGTTCAGGCGGATTGCAATATAAGCTATCGGGGAACAGCCCGCAATATGTTGTAGCATATTCCTCTCTAGCGCTTGATGAACCAAAGCTATGAATACCCATAGGTGTTGGCCATACTAGATCGTCATCCCAAGATTCGTCGATGCCGTCAGCCCAATCTACATCAACAGCGTATACATCAGATAGTACCGCAGCTGTTAGCTCCTCTCCGTCTTCATCGTACGTGGCAGGTGTTACCACAAGGTAGCCTAGCTTTACAATTCCGTTGTTGTGGGTTGGGTTTCCTTCTTCATCGTGCGGCAGTGCAGCGATTGCAGCGTCTGCAGCTGCTTCATCTACGAACTCGTATTTACGTGTTACTTTCATTTTATATTGTTGTTAGTTCTATACATTCATTATCAGTTAAGGCGGTTGGTAACGCCTTAAATTGTTTTATATTCCCGCTTATTTGGTAAACAGTATTGCTATAAGACCACCCCACAGAACGCAATGTAAAAGCTGTATTTGTAGAGGCTTGAGTTGTTGGTATTTTTGTTCCGTTTATAAAAAAATCAATGCGACTACCGTCTCTTTTTACAAGCAATTTATAATTAGTGTTTTTTACTTGATTAAATGTTGTACTTGCCATCGAAGTTTCTGAGGTGCCCTTCAGCAACATACCGCTAGCAGTGAGCCACAAATAATTTTTATAATCAGCACCGCTACCAGCTGCACCGCCTCCGAATACCATGCCGTTGTTTCCGTCCTTATCAAAAGAACCTTCGTAATAAAACGTAAAATCGTCGTTAGCCCCGAAAGCTACGGGCTTTGCAAGTATATTGTTATTATTACCGAAATCATCCGCTCTCGTTTGACTTGTACCATATGTAGGTATGTAGGATGTTGGATAGGAGCCTTGTTCCGCTTGTAGTCCCCAAGCTAAGACGGAGCCATCACCATCTAAAACATCACAATAGACTTGCGCATAATTTACGGAACTATTAGAAGTTGTCGTTTCAAAAAATATACGATGCCACCCGTTGCCGTAATCTTCAATGCCATAGTTATCATTTACAGCATTTTCTGAATACAAAGTAAAAGCACCATTTGCATCAATGTTATAAAAAACTCCTTCCCCTTGATTATTTCTAAAACGAATACGAGTGGCTGCTCCACTTCCTTTAAAAAAACCTGAAAAAACAAAGTTACTTCCTTGCGTTCCTATAGACCGTTGAACCCTTGACGATACTTCGGTTGCAGTTACTTTGTAAGCAAACCCACCACCGCTTGGGTTTGCTTCGGATTCAAGTGATAAAGTAGCACTAGAAGCAATACTAAGTCCTGCGATGTATTCCGACTGCGTTATCAAATTAGTCCTTTGTGGCTCTAACAACAAAGACGCTGTGCCACTAGAGTAATCTATGCGTGGCTCGTTTTCTAATATTCCTGCTTTAGCTGTCGATGCTCCTGATTCTATATACGGTAAAGCCGCAAGACCTTGATTGAGCATTGCATCTTGGATGTAGATGTTACCTAAAGTTCCAGATACAGATGAACCGCTTGATGCTGGATAAATTCTTATTTGACTTGTATCTAATACTACAATTTCGCATCTATACCAATCACTTGCTCCTACTCTTTGAATTGATGCACTTGGCGTATTAAAAGTTCTGGTTATTGAACCATCCCCTTCTAAAAGAAAAGACGCTTCCTCTACATCACCACCACTTGCCCAAATGACCATATGTTTTAAAGAACCCGCTTTAGCATACAAACTAATGGTATGAACTCCAGTTTTAGATATACCTTGAGCAATATAAGTACCCGATGTGTTTTGTTTATCAATTAGCCAAGCATCGTTTGTTCCATCATATCCTGCTTGACCTCCTGTAACTATATTTTGTCCTTTTTGCCAAATAGTAGGTGCAACACCTCCGTTGTCAAACAAGTTTGAATTCAACAACAGATTCTCATACCCCTTCTCTATTAAACCATCCTCATTAACTCTCGTAGCTGATAAGTTGCTACCTCTTGCAAAGGTAAACTCTCGAGGGTAAAATCTTCCAGAATCATCACTGACAGTGGAAGCTAATAGCTTAGTGTCTTTTGCTGCCCAGTTATCTCCACCGAGTTCTAACGATGCGTTACTCATATACTGTATAGTT